ACGATGTTGTTCAGCAATATCAAGAAAAAGTGCAAGAAGCTACTGACGAGAGAATAAGAGCAGAAGAACATCTGAGGAGGATTCGTGGATATTAAAACCATAGCGACTGGCATAGGTCTAGTCATAACAATAGCAGGGCTTTTTGTTTATCAAGGACAATTAATTACAAGAGTTGATGTTCTCGAATCACAAAAAGCAGTAAACATTAAACCATTAGAACAAGACATAGCAATTAACAAAGCTGAAATAGCTGTACTCAAAGCAAAAGTAGATGAGATAAAAGCTAGATCAGATAATCCATTGAGGTAATCATGCCAAAGAAGATAGACAAAGAACAAGAAATGAAATTTGTAGAATATTATGTTGAGGGTTCAACAGCGTGTAACGCATCACAATCTGCAAAAAAAGCAGGGTGGGTTAAGAACCATAAACAAATGGGTGCATATCTTAAAAAGAAATACATTCAAGAAATCAGAGAAAAGAATGAAGAAAGAATTTCATCTACCTCTGGCAAAGCAATTACAGTCTTACAAGAACTATTACATTCAGATCAAGATGCTGTCAGATTAAATACAGCTAAACTTGTTTTAGAAATGGGTGGGTTCAGTTCTCAGAATATAAATCTCAATGTAGAGAAATCGCAAAACAAAACTGATGATGAGCTAATCCATGAATTACAAGGTCTAATGACATCAATTCCTGCTCTAAAACCTAAATTAGCTATGGGCGTTGATAATTCAGAAGAAGAAACAGAAGACACCCAAGATAAGGTAGCTAAAACGAAAGAGAAAAGACTTACGCATTAGTGGGTACTATTGGTATCCCCTGTCTCAATTAAATTGGATTATGGCGATTCTAGGGCTACTTTTTTTAAGGATTAGTCTGTAGAAACAATCATTCTCAAGTCCATCTCAATTTGTTTAAAATCTTCATATGGTTTGCTCCATTGCTCTGCCATAGCTTGTGCAATACCAGGATAGAACTTACTTCTTTCTTTTCCTTTTTTTGATCCTAGCCAATGTATTCTTTCTCTTTGACTTACAGGCAGTTTCATCATGTCCTCATAAACATTGTTTGTTTCTTTTAGTTTAGGTAAGTTTTTTAGCCAAAGACAAGTCCTTTTTTGTTCAGGGTGTCCGTATTGATATGGGTTTATAGTTTGATCTGATTTTCTAATGTAACTACCGATTACACTTACAGGATTTTCTATTGCTATTTTTTCTATCGGTGCATCCATAAGTTTTCTAACAAAATCTAATGCTTCTTCTCTTAAATAAATAGGCTTTTTACCTTCAGTAAACCATCTTGCTCCACTCACCGATAAATGTGTGCATGGTGGATGTGCAATCATCATATCCCAGTCATCATATAAGACATCAAAAACATCTCCTTGATAATGTTTACCCTCTGATTCTGTAGGAAGAATGTCGCAAGACATAACATCATGACCTTTCTTAGCAAAAGCATCCCTAACTATCCCTGAATACTCACAAGCTATTAATATTTTCATTTACTATATTCTAATATTTCTTCTATAAGTTTAGGTGGGATTGCTCCTCTAAGTGTGGCATTTTTTATTCCTTGTGTTCCTGTTTTTGATCCTCTCGGTGCAGGTTCATGGCAAGGCATACCATTTTTACATTTCTTTGCGACTAATTGCCAATCCTGATTGTTGCTCCATATATCTGTAGGTTTCATATTCTTAAATCCATACTGACAATATGTAACTGTTGCATGAGGGTAAGGTATTAAATCTAACTTTCTTAACATGGCTCTTGGATTTTCTATGTAAAAGTATTTTGGTTTTAGTTCTTCTATAATTTTTACTGCTTTTCTTACCATATCCATAGCTTTAACTGTATTTTCGTTTTTGGGAACTCTGTTAGGAAACCAATGTGCAGAAAAACTAGCTACACTAAATTTCTGGCATGGTGGACTTGCCCAAACAATCTCAGGTTTATAACCATCCAACATAGATACATCAAAATCCATGATATCCATTGTAAAGTCAGCATTAAACTGATCCTCGAAGTCTAATGTTTTTGTTTCATATCCCCAATTACTAGCAACTTTGCTGAAACTTTTAGTTCCACAAAACAATTCTAAAGTTTTCACTCATCACCAATCTTAGCTAGGGCTACTTTTTTAGAAATCCAATCGAAACCATCTATCTTTAAAATATCACTCATTTAATAGGATATGGATATCCCTGCCTTTTTACACCCTTAACACCTCTTAAAGTATAAGCATCTTTTTTGCTATTCACTTTGAGTTTTCTTGGGGTTACTTTATTTTTATTCGCTTTACATGATTTTTTCATTATTCATCTCCAATCTTAGCTAACGCATTAATTTCTATATTTTTTACTAACTCTAATGTTTCCATATAGGGTTTTTTAAACTTTTTATATTCTTCCTTGTCTATTCCAAGAAACTCTGGGCGATTATCATCATCATAAATGAATTGTCCTGTACCCTCACAATGATAGCATTTGTCTATACTGTCTTTTGTTTTGACAACTCCCTGACCTTTACAGAAAGGACACACAGTAATAATAACTTCTCGTAAAGCTAAATTAACAAAGTTCCTAATTAGGTATTTGTCTTTTTTTAGTTCTTCAACAGAGATAGATTTCAGAAAAATACTGCAAACATCTTCATAGATATCATCAAAAACCAAAGACTTTGAGTAAGTGTTATCGCAATACTTAGCCATTAATAAGTCATATTCTCTACTATCCAATCCCCTTGTTCCTAAAAAATGTGATATATCTTCGCTTGTAATAGAGTCATGGTTTGCTGATCTAATCTCAAATGATGGAGATTTGCTAGTAAGTAAAGCAAGTAAATCAGCTTTCATATTTTATATATCCTATAAGTATTCTTCTCTATTGTCCTATAACTGCAAGGAGCTTTCTTTTTCCAAGCATATGCTCTTATAGAATCCACAATTTTCCAATCATTTACAACAAAAGATTCCTCATATCCTAAAGAATCATAGGCATCAATAAATTCCTTATACTTTCTTTTTCTACCAACATTTTCTCTTGGTACGTTTTTTTCAATTTTTATCATCATAAATACCTAAATAATCCATGTCCTAATAAAATCCTCTAAAAGATTATACTTTTTGCCAAAAGCTATTACTTCATCTCTTGTGCTATGTCTATTTATTTCAAACTCTTTTATGCTGTTTAAATTGCACTTGTACTCAAACTTATAGTTATTTATTAATACAGTAACTTCTGATTCTTCGTAAATATCTTTTTTGTTCTTTTCTAAATTATTAACAAAAGAATCTATGAGTTGTTTTTTTAAATCAACCTTTAATTTTTTTATTGTAGAAAAAGAATGTTCATCAAAACGATCCTCAAACTCATCTCTTTCCTCATCGTAATCCCATGTATAAACAGGTATATCAGCGTAATAAGATACATGAAACCCAACATTTGTTAATTGAAACTTTGCTTGTTTATATTGATTGGACAAAACATCTTCAGTTCCAATCATATATCTAAGACCATGAAATTTTGGAAATCCTTTATAAGGAGCATATCCTTTTATTTTTGTGTTAGTGTAATCATAAACTCCACCCAACCAAACCAGTCTTCTAAATTTTTTACTTCTCATTAATTATTAGTAACTCCTTTTCTATTAAGTATTGCATAGTCTTTATGTATGCTTGATCCCAGAGATGTCTTCTCTCCTCTTTACTAAGTTTATTGCCGTTATCTAGCTCAAAATGACAGGTATGACACAAAGCGACAACAAGGGAATCTGGTGCTTTTAAACCCATACCCTTTCCATGTTTACTCTGATTACTATGACATGCCACAATAGTTCCATTTTGTATGCCACATGACATACAAGGCAGTTCTCTCATTAGTTCTAGTAACTTCTTATTCCTATAAGCCAAGAACGATATCCCAGAATATACTTATAAAACTGATGATAAGCACCATTTTTCCTGTATCTGGTATTACATCAAACATCTCTGTGATCTTGTCTATCATCTTTTTTACCCTCCATCATTTCATACATTCTTTCGATTTCACCATCTATAGATTTTTCAACAACTTCTTGAAATTTATCACAAAAATAAATAACTGTATTTAATGTACTATTTACAGATTTATCAACAATATCTGTTTCTTTTTTTTGTTTTATTGTTTCACAATACTTCTTTATTTCTTTATATGCTTTTATCATTCCATTCATTTCATCTATACTCATTTTTTGTTACCTCTTTTTATTCTTTTAATCTCAGTTTTTTGCAAGAAATACTCCTTATATCTCTTACCATTTTCTGCATCTACCCAATGGTCTTTAACATCTATACCTTTTTCTTTTAGTTCGGAAATTCGCTTACCTCCGTACATAGAAAAAACAGGTTGCATTGACAACTGAAGAACAGTTATTCTTTGCCCTGTTAAAAGTATATCTAGTATCATTTTTTGCTGACTTTCACTCATAGTCTTCTCCTATTGTTAGTTTTCATTTCGTACTTCCTCTATTTTTTTCCTTTGTTCTTCGTGCATAAACTTATCGTGGCTCATTATTTCTTTAAGATATTTACGCAAATTTTTATCTATCTTGAAGTCATGAATATCAATTTCACCATCACTTATTTTCATCGCTAAAACACCCATAATTGAATAAAAACTTAGTGTTTCCATCATTCCATTATTTTGTTTTTTTATCGCTTCGTCAAAAGTAATTGACGGATCAAATATTCTTTCCCTCTCCTCTTTTACTTTATTTCGTATTTCTTCTGGTTTAATAAACCCATAGACTAGCTCAAAAACCAAATATTCTAAGTTTCTTTTTGATACAAAATGTAATCCGTTTGCAAAGTTTTCACTTATATAACTACATTCTTTTTGATATCTATATTCATATTCATTAGATAATACTCTTATGAAAGTATAGAATTCATCATTGAGAGACTCTTTTCTTTCAAATATTTTTTCATTGTTTTTTTTATCATCCTTCAAAAGAGCAGAAGCAACTGCTATTAGTTCTTCAGGTTTCCAAGTTAAACATTCCATTTTATTTTCCTATTGTTAATTAACTTAACTCTCCATAGAGTTTTTTCTCGCCTCTTAGATTTGCCGACCTTGT